AGATACATTAGAAACAAGAACCTCACGCAGACGCCCTTAAACGCATACAAATCACATACCAAAACTTTCTAACGCATTGTTAGTCAGTAATGTATTAAAATCGCGCAGGCGGCTGTGGAAGATACGCTATAAATAGCTAATTATCAGTGAAATAGGCGGCAAGTAGTTGACTGACAACACTTTGCCGCCTATTGCTTTTTATAGAGTTGCGTGCATTTCTGCACAAAAAATGAGCAGATTTAACGCAAATGTTTAGAGAAAGTTTTGAAGATTTGAGCAGGCTGTTTAGAGCGTGTTTAGAACGGATAAACGCACTATTGGCAAGGGGTTACGGCATTTTTGGCTGATGAGGCCTGAATTTGTGGTTAAACCAATTGGAACATAAAACGATATGGCAACATTCAAGGCGTGCGTTCAAAAGGAGCGCAAAGACGGATTTTTCCCTGTGTACATCAGGATTACACACAGGCGTACAACGCAGTACATCAAGACTGACAAGATGGTGACCCGTAAGGAGCTAACGAAGTCGAATGAGATTAAGGACCCGTTCGTGCTTCAGTTCTGCACACAGCGTATCTTGGAGTACAACGAGAAGCTGAACAAGGTGAACATCGAGCACTGGACGGCAAAGGAGGTAGCGGAGTTCCTGGCCAAAGAAAGCGAGGACATCTGTTTCTCGGACTATGCACGAAAGCACATTGACCGCATGATTGACAAGGGCGAGCAGCGCAACGCAAGGAACTACGAGCTGGCCTTGCAGCACATGGAGCGTTTCGCCGGCACGACAAAGGTTATGTTCTCGCACCTGACATCGAACTTTGTCAACCGCTGGATTGAAAGCATGGAACAGACGCACCGAGCAAAGGAGATGTACCCTATCTGCATGAGGCAGGTGTTCAAGGCGGCTCAGGTGGAGATGAACGACTACGACAACGGAATTATCCGTATCAAGACCAATCCGTGGGTGAAAGTGAAGATACCCAAGGCTGACCGAGCGGAGAAGCTGGCAATCACGCCGGAGGCTTGCAGGGCGTTCTTCTCGTTCCCCTTGCCGGATAGCAAGATGAAATATCCGCTCATGGAGCTTGGGCGCGACGTGGCAATGATGGTGCTTTGCCTTGCCGGTATCAACACGGTGGACTTGTTCAACCTGCGCAAGGAGGACTACCACGGCGGCATAATCCATTACCAGCGTGCCAAGACAAAGAAATTCAGGGCGGACGGGGCGTACATGGAGATGCGCGTGCCGCCCATCCTGTTGCCGCTGTTCGAGAAGTACGCCAACAAGGACGCAGCCGACGACCACCTGTTTGTGTTCAGCCAAAGGCACACGACGAATGACAGTTTCTGCGCCAACGTGAACGGTGGCATAAGGCAGATATGCCGTGCTATGGGCATGACAAAGGACGAGGACTATTCGGCGTACACATTCAGGCACACGTGGGGAACGGTGGCGCAGAACGATTGCGGAGCTTCCATCAGTGAAGTGGCGTTTGCCATGAACCACAGCAGCGGCCACAAGGTGACGCGCGGCTACATCAAGTTAGACTTCACTCCGGCGTGGGTGCTGAACGAGAAAGTGGTTGACTTCATCTTCTTCACCGACAAACCGTCAGTGCGCGAGCGTCAGGAGGAAGAGCCGCACTTTCGTCTGTCGTTCCGTTACCAAATACACGGTGAGGCTTACTTTCAGGGAAAGAAGCTGGCGGAGTTTACCGATACCGGCTATAACAACGTGGACGAGGTTATCGCAAAGCTGGCCTCGGAGTTGCCAGATGACATACCAGCACGCTCAATGGTGATGTTCAAGATTGAGAACATGGACAAGGGGCAGACTATGGTGTACCAGCGGATGAAGGGAAAAGGATTTTAATCAAAACAATGAGATATGGAACTGAATAACGACTTATTGACATTGAAACGTGATTACGACAGTTGTCAGCTTCCACGATGGGATGACCCTATGACATTAAAGACGCTCGACAACATTGTTTCCTCCATCAAATTTGGACAATTGTCACTTGGCGACTTTCTCCAGTTTGTGGAGGAACATCTTGGGCAAGGCGATTTTGCATGGGGATGCTTGCAATATGTCAAGAATAACATATAGGCCGTCAAGAACGTAAAGGGCGATTAAAGAGAATGTTATCTACACCTTTAACGGTCATCACCTCATTGACGTATGCGCGTTTCATTACCTCTCGCACACGCATGGCATCCTCACGGGTATGGAACAGCCAACCCTGATGGTAGAGTTTCCGACAACGTTCAAGGCTTAAACCGAACGGATAATTTCCAAGACGCTTAGGCTTCAGGTCTAAACAGCTCAGGTAATATAGATTTTCATATTCGGGCGGTATGTGTGATTCGGTGTTACGCTCCATTGTGATGTCATTTCAGTTCGACGTGGAGGAAGCCATGCGCAGTTTTCGTCAATGCCATGACTTCGGTAAAAGTGAGGTTGTCGCCTACTACGAGAATGAGCGGCGTTTCTGATGAGGCGGCGAGCTGTGCGAACATTGACAGTTCGGAGAAACGGAAGTCGTCGGACTTCAACGTGAGGCCGCCGATGCCGGAACGCAAAAGCGACGCGATGTTCTCAACTGATTCTTTCATGCGGATGTCTTTTTGCCCACAAAGATAGTCTTGCCGGCGGCAAAACGAGGTTTATCTTTTTACGACCTGCAAGGAACTTTCTTTGCAGGTTTTCTTTTTGCCTGACTGCACGTATGTGCGTACATGCCCACGCGCGTATGCGCATACGCACAATACGCGCGCACGTGCGCACGCGCCGATGACGTAGATGGAGAATGAAATATATATACTTATATATTTCTTCTCTTTTCTTTGTTCCCCAAATTCCGAAGAAATGCCCTTTTCTTCGGAAGGAAAGCCTATTTCTTCGGAAGAAATAGCAATAACTTCGGAAGAAATGCCTTTTTCTTCGGAAGAAATAAACCGATTATTTTGTGCGTTTTTCGACCAAAAACACCCCCTTTTCACCCTGTTTTTTCGTTTATTCCGAATAAAAAGCCTTTTCTTCGGAAAGAATACGCATTTCTTCGGAAGAAATAAGGATAACTTCGGAAGAAATAACCTTTTCTTCCGAAGAAATAGGCATAAATGGGTAAGAAATAGCGTTTTCTTGCCCATGAAAAAGACGATGCCCGAATGAACAGACACCGCCGGTGATTATGAATGCAAATGAAAAAGAAATCCGTGTATGCTACCCCGCAATCGTAATGTTCTTTCCCCCTTCCTGTGCGAGCAATTTAAGTTCGTTGTCGGTAAAGATACCGTTCCGGCATTCGACTGTCAGCATCGCATCCTTACGTGCCGCTTCTCTTGCCAATGTGCGCAGCTGGTTAAGTGAAAGGTTCTTTGCGCTTACCCACGCATTTGCTCCCTGCTGAAGAATTGTCATCACACTGTTGTATTCCATTGTTATGTGTATTAAGTGAATAATTATTATCTAAAAGTAGACGGAAGTAGATTATTCGTTCTCGCCTGACAGCTGGCGCAGCTTGTCCTCGATGGTGATGCGGGTCGTGATGGTCGCGTCCATGTCAACGGACTTGAGTTCGGGCATGTGGTATTTGAGCAGACGTATTTCTGCATTCACCCTGTCGGCTGGGTCGAGCAGCTTCAAGTCACGCTCGAAGTCGCTCACGCCTCCATCGTTCCGGGGATTGGGCGAGAAATAGTCCATCGAGTGTGCCTTTATGATTTCGCGGCCCGGCTTTGGTTTGTTTGGCACGCCCTTTACTCTTCCTCCTGTTTTCTTTCCTTTCATATTACGTGCGTAAAAACTTAAACTTCAAGTGCAAAGATAACGGTTTAACTTCGCCACAAAATGATAAGTTTTTACAGATATGGGACTAATAGGCAGTGCAATAGGAGCCGTCGGCAGTATCTTCGGCGGAATATCCGCATCCAAGGCGATGAAGAAAGCAAAGAAGAACGTTCAGGAGCAGATACAGAAAAACCAAGACTGGTATGACCGTCGTTACAACGAGGACGCAACACAGCGTGCCGATGCGCAGCGCATCCTGACCATGACGGAAGAGAGCATAAAGAACAGAAACCGTCAGGCGGCAGGAACTCAGGCCGTGATGGGCGGCACGGACGAGAGTACGGCTGCGGCGAAAGCGGCCAACAATCAAGCATTGGCCGACGCCACAGCGCAGATTGCCGTGAACGGTGAGCAGAGAAAAGACCAGATAGAACAGCAATATCTGCAACGTGACGCGGACTTGCAGAACCAGTTACAACAGCTCGAAATGGGCAAAGCGCAATCCATATCGGGCGCGGTGCAGGGAGTAACCAACGCGGCAGCAAGTATGCCGTTCTAAACCATAATGCCTATGTCGACTACATTTAATAACATATTGGGCGGAGGTACAAGGCAGACAGCGCCACCGACAACCCCACCACCGGCAGCACCTGATGAGAACAGGCTGACAATCTCGGATGAGGAGAAAAAAGGTATTTCCCCATCACAAGCCGTTCAGCCTGCACCGGCACAACAGGAGGAGCCGCAGCAACCCAAGAGATTGAGCTATGAAGAGATGTTCAGGCAGCTCAATCCCTACAAGCCACCCACACAGGAAGAGCTGGAGAAAGAAAGGAAGAAGCAACGTAGGGAGCAGATATTCGCAGCCATTGGCGACGGAATTTCTGCCCTCTCCAACCTGTATTTTACCACGCAATACGCCCCGAATATGTATTCAGGGCGCAATACGGCTTCACAAAGGGTAAAAGACCGCTGGGACAAACTCGCAGCTGACCGAAACGCCAACATGACGGCATACATCAAAGGTCTGATGAAAGCACGACAAGCCGATGATGCGTATGACGACAATGAACGCCAGTGGGCGCGTCAGCTCGGCCTTGACAAGATAAAGCAGCAACGCGACGCTGCGGCGGACGCACGCGCCGAGGCGGAAGAGGAAAGGAAGAAAGAACTTCACCCGTATGCAAGGAGAAAGGCCGAAGGTGATGCACAAAGAGCGGAGGCACAGGCAAAATACGCCGAAGAATATGAGCAGTCAAGGATTGGACGCAACAAGGCTGCGGCTGGAGCTTCCAATGCAGCCGCCGGTGCGTCGAGGGCACGCGCACAGTACTATGACCGTGGCGGTTCGGGAGGAAGTAAAAGCAAGGATAAGCAAGAAGCCTACGACTATTGGATGAGCCTTACGGACGAGCAAAAGAACCAGTATAGGAATTGGAATAACAGGTATCGGAAAGTAAAGACTGGTACAGATGACGACGATAATCCGATATTTACGAACCAGTACATGGACGATGACGACGACTTTATCCAATTAGTATGGAAACAACGCCAAGGCTGGTTGAATAATCCCAAGAACAGGACTATGCCGGGTGTGGGCAGCAATAAAATGCCGGGGGTAAAATAATTAAGAACAGACTGATATGCCAAAAGATAACGAAAGTACAAAATGGCTGTATGAACAGCTAAGCAAGAAAGGATATGATGTAGGTAAGGATGCGGCAGAGTTCGACAATCTTATGCGTACAAACAAGTCTTCACGTGAATGGGCGTACAAGACGGCAAAGTCGAACGGCTTGGATGTAGGAAAAGACCAGTCGGAATTTGACAACCTTGTCGCACCGAAAGCACCAGCCGAAACACAGCGTAAAAACAACGCAGGAAGCCATGCGCAACAAGTTGTGGACGAATACGACCATACGGCGAACCAATCGACAAGGAAAAATCAGAATGGCAGCACGCGCATGACTGATGCGGAAAAGAACAGCATGATGAGCTGGGCTGCCAATATGCAAAACGGACTTGCGGCGAGCAAACAACAGACTGAAAACAGGCTGGAGTACCAAACGGAACGTGCGAAGAACCCATTGAGGGTTAACAGACGTAACTTGGGTGTTGACACAAGCCCGTATCATCTTGGCGAAAATCCCAATGTCGTAGAAACAAGCAAAAGGTATGACCCTGCGACTGGAAAATTAAAGTCTACTTATATCACATCGGCAGGAAACGAATACGAGAACCGGAGCGTGGCCGACTTGGAGCAAAACCAAATAGATGACGCTCAGGCAAGGGCACTTGACCCTATTAATACATCTTTACGTGATGCGTATGCCGAAAGGGACAGGCTCAATGAGCTTATGGCCCAGCGCATGAAAGAGATAGACGATGAGAACAAAGGCGTTGGCTCATTCCTGCGTGAGTTTGCCGAAGCGTCAAGGCAGCCCGGCACGACCAACCCAATGTCAAGATACCAAATTGACGAGCAATACCGTCAGCTTGAAGCCGCAGCAAGGAAGAACAATGCAGCCATACAGACGCTTGAAGACCAGCGTGACAATAAAATGAATGAGTTTTGGCATTCGGCTCTGGCAACAGCAGGGAACGGCTACACTTTCAACGACGGCCTTTCGGAGATAAATGATGCGATTGCACTGTTGGACGCACGTAAGCATATTGACAGCATCAACAAGAAGCGCAGCGAGGGCAAACCGCTGACAAAGGAGGAGGAAGCAGCCGAGGCTGTATTGCGTAACGAAGCCACGAACAATGCCGTACAAAACACTTTCGGCAATTATGGGGCATGGGCAAGGGCTGGAATGATGTTGCCGACGAGCATTGACATGATGAAAGACATCATGCTCACACCCGGTGCAGGAAGCATAGCAAAAGGCGTGGCAAAGAATATTGCGGGATTAAACGGAAAATATCTCGCGAAAGAAGCTGGAGAAACCGCTGTTAAAGCCATTCCGAAAGCTATCGCACGTGGCATACTGAAAGGTACGGGCATAGTTGTAGGTGCCCATACGGCAGGTGCGGTGGTAAGCAACACGGCAGGTATCGGGCATACAGCGGCGGAAATGGGCAATAACTTAGCTGGCGAAACGACCATAGACGAACAAGGCAACATCAAGAATGATGGTGGCATGGACTTTATGGAAGCACTTGCCGACGCTGAACGTAACCAAATACGGGAAAACGGTTCGGAAATGTTCGGTGAGTTATTGCCCGGCTTGGGAGGTGTTGTCACCAAAGGTTTGGACAAGCTCGGACTGAGCAAACTGACAGGGGCATTGCAGAACATAGGCAACAAGCATTGGTATCAGCAATATAGCACATTGCTGAAAGCAGGTGGCTACAACGGAATACCGGGCGAGGCCATTGAGGAATATGAGGGAATAGCCTTTGATGCACTGACAGGCCATGCCGAAGATGCGTGGAAGCAGATAAAAGACCCCAAGACGCACATAGACATTTGGCTGGGATGCGCCACAATGGGGGCTTTATTAGGTGCTGTGCCGATGACGATACAAGGTGCGCACACGGCACAATATTATAGGTATAAGCACACGACAGACGTTGCCGACAAAGTGGCAAGTTACAGGATAGGCCAAAGCAAATGGGACGTTTTGCGCGATAGAATAGACCTAACTCCAAATGAGAAGATGGCTGACGAAGTGATGGGCATATTGGACAGCGATATGCGGCCCGAAGAAAAGCGAGCCATCTTAGACTATGTGCGCAACCTGACGAAGATGAGAGGCTTCAACATTGCGCAGACGACCAACAACAAAGAACAGCCACAAGACGTGCAACAGGTAAACCAAAGCTATTCGGACGGCTACAATGCGCAAAACGACGAAGATATGCAGGACATTAAGAACCGTTACGAACGCAACGTAAGTATCATGACGGCAGGTCTTGGCATTAACGAGAATGCACTTGATGGCACTGACTGGATAACGGAAGCACAGATGGAAGCATCCGATGGAACGGAAGAAGGACGGCAGCGTGCTAACATTATACTGGATTACGTCAATTCAAAGCAGGCATACGACGGGATGATTCAGCGTGTGCGCGACGACATTGACAGCCGTGTGGCAGAAAGCGGCCAAATGGTAGACAGCCGCACAAACAAGAATACCGGCATGATACAAGGCGCGACGTTAAAAGTGCAGGATGCGGACGGCAACGACCGCCGTGCATACGTACTCAGCGGCAGCCTTGCAATGTTACCTGATGGTACGGGCATAGACCGCGAAAACTCCGACGGCAGCATACTTATCATTCATGAAGATACAGGAGAGATGGAAATGGTATCTCCTGAAGCCATACTGAACGTTGACGAGCCTATTGACCCCGAAATGGAGAAACAGACCGCAGCGGAGACAATCAGACAAACGTATGGACAACAGGAGGCCAATCGCATTGACGGCGTTGTCCCATTCAATCCCGGCGACACCTACACGCTTACCGGAGAGGACGGACAACCTGTGCAAGTACAAATCGTGGCCAACCAAGACGGCCTTGTGGACAACGGTAACGGCACGGTGAACGTAAGTTCAGACGGCGGACAAACCGTCGTACCTATGCGTAAAGAGGACATACAGGCAATGGTGGATGCTACGAACCAAAGCCGTGTGGCACAGGCGGAGCAACAGCGTGAAGCCATGAAGCCACAGTCGACATACAGGCAGGATGATGAGGTAACTTTGCTCGATGAGAACGGCAATGAAGTGCATGGGTTTATTACGACAAACAAGGATGATGACGGAAAGTATGAAGTTCAAACTGAAGATTGGTTAAATGGCCACAAAGTTTACCGTTATACTGCTGAAGAGCTGGACAGAATGCGCGTCAACACTGCGGAAAATTCTCGGCAAAACTACGGAATTTCCACGGAAAATGGCGGAAATCCTGCGGAAAATTTTCAGCAGGAGCAACCAGCACAACAGCCTGTTCAGGCAGAACAGCCCCAGCAGAGTGCGCTTGAACGCATACCAAAAGACGAAAAAGGACAGCCTATTTACGAACAGGCAGATCCTGATACAGCTTGGGATGCCTTGCTTGAGCAGTCAAACGGTGATGAAGTTACCGCACAAGAGGTTGCGGACGATATGGTCGCTGATAAAGAAGCCGCCTTGAAGAAGTTGGAGAAGCAGAAGCCTAAAAGAGGAACTACTCCGGCAGAGAAGATTGCGGCACGACTTGAGCAAAAGAGAATTGTCGAGCAAGCCCAAACAGAGCTTAATCAATGGCGGAAGATAGCACAGACCTCGCAGCGCAGGAAACAGGCAGCCCTTACCGAACAGTCGCGGCAAGCAGAGGAAGAAGCACGGTTGCGCCGCGAGCAGGAAGAAAGAGAACGTGCCGAGCGTGAGGAAGCCGAGCGCATACGCAGGGAAGCATTGAACGGCGTGCCTGACATCATAGACGACACACCACAGGATGCACGCGCAAGAGGTTACCGCAGGGTGAACGGTGAAAAGGTTGACCGCCAAGCACCATTGACCGCACACCAAGGCAAGGAGGTGCAGGTGAAGTTCGACGACAAGAACATCCCCACCGGCCACGTGGCGTTGATAGAAGCCGGACAGTTGCAGCCGAGCCATATCAACGGACGGAGAAACCCATTCCACTTCATAGACGAGGCACAGCCAAAGGAGCGCAACGACGAGGCAAGCGTAATGTCGGCACGCAGGATTGCCGCCAATATCCGCCCTGAAGAAATCACATCGTCTGTAACAGCCTACACAGGCGCGCCTACGGTAAACATACGCGGAGAGGTGATACAAGGCAACAACCGTAGCGCGGCACTTCGCGAGATGTGGTCAGGACAACCCGAACAGGCGGCTGTCTATAAGCAGTACCTTGCAGACCACGCCGCAGACTTCGAGCTGACACCCGAAGATGTGGAAGCCATGCAGCAACCAGTGCTGGTAAATATGGTAGACGTGCCAGACGAGGAAGCTATCAACCTCGGACAATTCGTTGCACAGGACACTGAGAGCGGCGGAACGGAACGCATCAAGCCGAAAAACATCGTGCAAAAGATGAGCGGCGACATGAGAACGTTTGCCAGCCGATTGTTGAGTTCACCTGATGAGGAGATGACATTCTCCGAATTGGTGGACCGCAACGGCATGGACGTATTGAAATGGATGCAGCAGAAAGCGTATATCACTCCGACGCAGTACCGCAGTGCGTTTGACAGCAAGGACAACCTGACAGCAGAAGCCAAGAATGACCTGAAAGGCATTATGTATCAAAGCATATTCCAAGGCGGGAGCACGCATTTGGAGGAAATGTTTAACTCATTGCCTGCAAAGGCGCAGAAAGCCATCCTCGCTACTGCGTACAGGGATTATGACAGCCCGAACACAGAACGGCTCAATACGGAGTTACAGAACTCCATTAGCGCATACTATGCCTTGTCGCAAATGCCCGACTTTGCAAATTCAAAGAACTACAAGGAGGCACGCAAGGCGGCGGAGGCGTGGAAAAGGCAACTGTCTTTTGACGATGTTACCAGCGAAAGCTATCTTCCTTCAGAAAGATACAGTAACTTTGCGCTGTTGTTGGCCACAATGTACAAAGGGCAGACGCAAGTATTCATACAGAATACACTGAAAAATATCTTTGACCTTGTACAAGGAACGAAAGAGGCTACCCTTTTTGAAGAGCCTAACAACACGCCGCGCACACTGGTAGAGGCTGTGAACGAGACGATGAACGGCCTTAGTGACGAATTATTGTTAAACGAGAATTTTATATACAATGGACAACGGAGAAATAATGTATTGGCTGGCGGTAGTGCAGCAGGCCAACAAAGGAGACAAGGAAGCACACGAGATGATCCGTCAGGAGGACGAACTGAGGGCGGAACAGGGATTACCGTCGATAATCGAGGAACTGAAGGCAGTGGTGAACAACGAGAAACAACCGAAAATGCAAATGACGGACTTCGGGGCAATGACCGAGGAGGAACTGAAGTACGCCCTGACGCACGGCAAGGTTATTTGGCGCAGGCCAGAGAATTAGACCAAAACGACATTCCCTTTATCGTTTCATCTGACGGTACAACTATTTTCGGTAATATACATGAAGATAGCGGTCTCAAAGAAGCTCCTATAAAATTAAGTGAGGGGTTCAATAAAAAAGATGAAAACGGGAATGATATTGGATATGGTTTATCTCATATCAATGCTAAACATGGCAAACAAATTCTAAATGCAGGTTTTAATTCTGTAGAACAGTTCGTTGAAAATGTAACACGTAACTATAAAGAGATACGGATAGGTCGTGATAGAAAGAGCAACAAAACCTATATGTTGCTTGAAATACACGACAATAAACATAAACGGACACTGTATGTAGAACTATCAAGAGACGGCTCTTGTTGGAATGTAAACAGCGGAGGTATATTCAAGAATAATTATACCGATAAGAATGATATTGCTTGGCCCGAACCCACGGTAGGGAGTAATGCTGACACCGACACTACTGAAGTTATTGACAGTCCGGCCGAAGCCGTAAAAGGTGTAACTGTGGACAGAGGCGGGAACTCTTCTCAAGCAATATCTTCCAATGGCAAAGATACTGAAAAATCAGCAGTTACGCAAACTATTGGCGAAAAAGTTGCACAAGCGGAAGCTGAAACTAATCAAAACCCGACCGAAGCACAGAAAGAAGCCGGTAATTATAAGAAAGGTCATGTTCGCATCGGTCAATTTGACATCACCGTTGAGAACCCGAAAGGCAGCGTGCGTCGTGGCACGGATGCAAACGGCAATCCGTGGGAAACCACCATGCAGAACACCTACGGTTACATACGTGGTACGGAGGGCGTGGACGGCGACCATATCGACGTGTTCCTGACCAACGAAATAGATGGGTGGAACGGACGCAGGGTGTATGTAGTGGACCAGTACAACGAGGAAGGCACGTTTGACGAACACAAGGTAATGCTCGGCTTCAACGATGAGGACGATGCACGCAATGCTTATTTTTCCAATTACAGCAAGGATTGGGCTGACAAGCGTAAGATTGTCATGACCTCCACGAACTTGGAGGATTTCGAGAAGTGGATAGACAGCAGCCACCGCAAGACCAAACCGTTTGCTGATTACAAAGGCGTGAAGAAAGAAACGACACAGCCCATTACGGGCGGTGTCGGCACAACCGATGCAGTAGGCAACAGCATTTCCCCGGCACAATACACCACCAAGCGGGGCAAGGTGCTTGACATGTTCCTTGTGAAGTTTGCAGAACCGTTGACAAAGGAGCAGCAACGTGCGGCAAAGGAACTTGCAAAGGCCGAAAAAGGCTGGCATGACCTTGGCAAAGGAGGCTTCATGATGCGCAGCGAGGAAAGCGCACGGAAGTTGGCTGACACGATAATCGGCAACGGAGAAGCCGTGAACGATGCGCAGCCGTTGTCGCTGGCAGACACCCTGAAACTGGAAGGGCCTGCAATGAGGAAAGTGGATGTAGAGGGATTGATGCAGGCGATACAGGAAAACGGTGAAGCCAAGTTGAGTGACCATTTCGTTGATGAGCAAGTGGGCGAGAGGAAGCCCAAGAACAGCGGTCAGTTTGGCCTTGTCAGCGATGAGCGCATGGAAGAACTGAAGAAGTTGTTGAAGCAGAAAATACATGGACAGATGAACTCCGGCATTCCGCCTGAAGTCCTTGCTTGGGGTCTGGAGCTTACCGCAGGATATATTGACCGTGGTATAAAGAAATTTGCTGATTATGCAAAGGTGATGATTGACGATATGGGCGATGCATTCCGTCCATATCTCAAGGCGTTCTATAACGGAACGAGGGATTTGCCCGAAGTTGTTGAAACTGGTCTTGCTGATGAGATGACCCCGTATGACGAGGTGCGCACGTTTGATGTGGCAAACTTCGATAGAAGTAATTCCAACGCTTTTGCCACAGCAGAAATGGTGGTGCAGGAGCAAGAGGCCAACAGGCAGGCGGAGGAAGCCAAGAAGCAATTAATCAACAAACGTAATGAAGAAAGAAAGTCCGGGAAACGTCAGAAGCAGCAGGAAGAGCCGAAGATTGCAGACCTTTTCAGCGGCCAAGAGGAATTTGCGCCTGCAGGTCAATCCAGTTCACCGTTCCAAAAGGGTGATGCAGTTGTCTATCAGGGCAAACCTGCAACCGTTTATGACATTGAGGACAACGGACGGCTTATGCTTGATACAGGGCTGGCACCAGTTCTTTATGAAAGTGCAGACCCGAAAGAGGTAAAACCTGCAAATACTGCAACCCATAATGCAGAAAATACGGAAATAAACCGTATATTTGCCAATGCTGTCAAAACCGATATGCTTGCCGCCCTTGACAGCGGCACAAAGCCGTACAGGAGCATACTTGATTTGCGCAAACGTGCGGCAGCTTTGGGCATGGAGGTTGACAATGACGGCAGGACAGACATCCTGCTGCAAGAACTTGTCGAAGACGGTTTAGTCAGAGCCGCACGCGAAGTAGTGGAACAGCACGGACGAGACAGCAGAGAGTCGTATGACCTGATATGCAAGCTCTACGATATGCAGCCGACCATTGCCGCACGGAGCAGCAACCGCATCAAGATGCAGCAATACTCCACCCCATTACCTATGGCATGGAACGCTGCGCATTTTGCCATGAGCGGCAAGCAAGGCGGTAAGGTATTGGAGCCGACAGCCGGTAACGGTATGCTTGTTTTTGCCGTACCAGCCAATCAGGTACACGTCAACGAGCTTGACGAAACACGTTTGGTCAATCTTCGCGAGCAAGGCTTTGCACAAGTTACCCAGCAAGATGCAACCGAGCCGTTCGATGGAGGTCAGCAATATGATGTCGTCATTGCCAACCCGCCGTTCGGCAAGCGTGAGGGAGTGGAATATGACGGGAAGATGATACCCGGCCTTGACCCACAGATTACGCTGAACGCCCTTGCAAGCATGAAGGACGACGGCAAGGCCGCTATCATCATAGGTGGAAACATGGAGTACGGGAACAATGGCGGACTGAAAAGCATGAAGCCGTTTTTCACATACCTGTATGACCACTACAACGTGAAAGGTGTTGTTGACATGGACGGAAAGCTGTATTCCAAGCAGGGTACGACGTTCCCAACCCGAATGATATTGATTGCCGGACGCAGGAGCGACGAGGAACGTGCCCAAACTGCAGTTTATCCGCCTGTTGAAAGCAAAGCCATACGCAAGGCAGATAGTTTTGACGACTTGTATGACATAATAGATGAAGTAATCAACTCAAAGGAAAAGACAAATGGAACAGAAATTCTACGTAGCCAGCAAGGGCAACTCGTATCTGTCGCTGACCAACCATCCCGGAACACTGACGGAAAGCGACATACTGAACAATCTCGAACGGATGATACAAGCGGAAGAGGAAGAAGAACTTCCGTGGAAGGAACTCAGGAGCAGGGCGAGGTGGTTCTACGAGGAGAACATAGAGCGGATACTGGAAATGGTGAAGCCCGGCGAGGAACTGGTGGAAATACCACAGGAGGAAGCCGAGGAGTACCAGAGCCTGACGTTCAGCGAGTGGGAAGAGTGGGAGTTTCCACGGACAGAGTGGGATTAAGCTCTGACCAGAAGAAGCGCAACCTTACAGAAGAAAAACTGCCGTACCGTCCACACAACAGCGCGTTCAGCCTTGAAAGCGTCGCCCCCGCCGCCATGGTGGAGGCGATGGACAACGTGCTTTCACAGATTGAGGCTGAAAACGGGAACATTGACGAATTTGTAAGAAAAGAGCTTGGATATGACACGATAGAGGAAACGCATCAGGCACTTGCCGCAGAACAGGTTGACAGCGTGGCTATGGCCATCTATCAGATGAAGAAAGGACAGGCACTTATCATAGGCGACCAAACCGGCGTTGGAAAGGGTCGACAAATGGCCGCACTCATCCGCTGGGCAGTGAAACGTGGCGAGAAGCCGATATTCATTACGCAAAAGGCGGATTTATTCTCCGACATCTACCGCGACTTGGTGGATATAGGAAGCGGTGACCTTGTGCCGTTCATCTTCAATTCCCCGTCGGCAAAGGAGAACAAGGGCGAAATGGTGGACGCCAACGGCAAAGTCGTGTACAAGGGACTTTCCGATGCCAAAATGAAAAAAGTCATGGCGACCGGCAAGCTTCCTGATGAATACGACTATGCCGTGCTTACCTATTCACAAGTAAATACAGGTGACGAGGTAAGTCAAAAAGAAGCTGAGGAAGCGGCAAAGAAACGCGGTGGGCGGACAAAGAAAAGCAAGGCTTCAAAGGACGGAAAAGCCACACCAAAGGCCACATTCCTGCGTGCCATCGCCGAGGACAACTACCTGTTCCTTGATGAGAGCCACACGGCGGCAGGAACGAGCAATACAGGCGCATACCTGCAAAGCATTTTGCGCAGTGCAAAAGCGGCCACTTTCGCAAGTGCCACTTTCGCCAAGCGTCCTGACACCATGCCACTATATGCCATCCGCACGGCCATGAGCCAAGCCAAGGTAGAGCCTGACAAGCTGATTGGTATCATCGAGAAAGGCGGTGTGACCTTGCAGGAGATTATGAGCCGCGAACTGACCAATGCCGGGCAGATGGTACGCCGTGAACGCGACATGAGCGATGTGGTGACAGACTGGAAAACCATAAACGACCCTGCAACCGTAAAGCGTGCGCGTGAGAACTACGACCGCACGATTGCCGCATTCAACGCCATTATCAAGTTCCAAGAGGATTATGTCAAACCGATGGTTGATGCGATGGACAAAGAGCTTGCTGTCATGGCAGAGAGTGCCGGTATTAAGAGAGGTACTGACAAAATGGGCGTAGAAAATGTGCCTTTTGCCAGCAAGACCTACAATTATACCAAGCAACTCATGCTTGCCCTCAAAGTAGATGCCATAGCCAATGAAGTTGATGCAGAAATAAAGGCAGGCAGACATCCTGTAATTGCCTTGGAAAGCACAATGGAAAGCAGTATCAAGGACTATTCCGCAGGGGAAGTCATTGCAGAGCCAACTTTCAGCGCAAGCCTTTTAAGGGGACTTGATACCGTGATGCAATACACAATCAAGGATGAGAACGGTAAAGAGCAACATGCACGATACTCTCCCAATCAGTTGGGAGAAGCCGGAGAAAAGGCATATTATGAATTGCAGGACTTCATCCGCAAGAGTACCAGCGACATTTTCATCAGTCCGCTTGACGCTATCATTGAACGGTTGCGCGGAATGGGTTATAAAGTCGGCGAGCTGACAGGCCGCAATATGTACGTGGAGCGTGACGATGAAGGCCGTGTTGTCGTAAAACGCAGGACAGACAAGGACAAAAAAAGGATGCAACGCGAGTTCAACAGCGGCGAACTTGACGTGCTTATCCTTAACAAGTCCGCCTCTACCGGTATCAGCCTGCACGCATCAGAAAAATTCAGCGACCAGCGTCAGCGAACGATGATTATCGCACAGCCACTCAGCGACATCAACGACTATATGCAGATGATCGGGCGCATTGACCGCACGGGGCAGGTACACAGAGGCTATTACATCAACCTCGGTCTGCCTGTACCGGCTGAAAACCGTTTCCTGATGATGTTGTCCACCAAGCTGAAATCACTGAACGCCAACACAACCACATCGCAGGACAGTGAAAGCAACGATGTGGAAGCTCCCGACCTGCTGAATAAATACGGAAGCCAAGTCGTAGTGGAATACCTGCGTGACAATCCTGAAATCTACGAGAAAATGGGTAGTCCATTGAAAAAGACAGGACAAGGTGGAGGGCGTGTGCAAACCAATGAGCTTGACGAGTATAAGCCGCAAGAGGATGATGCGCGTAAGATAACCGGCTATGTGGCGTTGCTGACCACCAAAGAACAGGAAGAGTTCTATGATGATGTAGTAAGACGGTACAATGAACTCATAAAGTACCTGAATGACACGGGAAACAATGACTTGAAGATTACCGTCATGCCGCTTCGTGCCAAGACTTTGAATAAGCGTGTGTCATCTGAAGGCATAGACCCGACCGGCACCAACCCGTTTGCACGGAACTCATACGTTGAACAGGTGGAAATGGACGTGTTGCGCAAACCGATGAAAGCAGCTGAAATACGCAAGACCATCGAACAAGTGAACAAAGGCAAACGCCCCGAAGATTATATACGCCAAGTCATCGCCACCATTGAAAAAGAGGACGAGGTACGAATTGCATCCGAGAAAGCCCGCTATGAGCGTTCAAAAGCAAAGGCACAGGAAGATATAGCCAAGCAGACCGAGAAAATCAACCGCCAGCAGAAACGTACCGCCGAAGAAAAGCAAGCCGCCATTGCCGACTATGCGAGAGAAACCAATGAGAATGTGGAAACCAAGCATAACGACAACATGGTGCGCCTCAATACGAACAGCGATATGCTGAAACAGCGTCTGCACATGTTTGAAGTCGGGAAGTCGTACCTCATGCCTGACAATCTTGAAAGCATGGTGTTCGATTTTTCCACGCCTGCCATATTCTGTGGCTACAAAGCAAAGGACAGCAAGATAACCGCCTCGACCACGCTTGCCGTATTCGCCACTCTTGACGGGCGCAGGCGTATGGAAATCAAGTTGTCGCAGCCCGAAGCGTTACGAAGCATTTACAAGACGACCAACGATAATTGGGATGCGGCACGTTCCACCACGCTTGAGAATTGGGACAGCCAAATACCGACAGGAACACGGAAGACAGGTTTCATCATGACGGGTAACATCCTTCAGGCCATTGCTGACACGCAAGACGAACATGGAGGCTACCCCGGACAGCTTATCAGCTACACCGATATTGACGGGAATGTGCATGACGGTATATTGATGCCGGATAAGTGGAATACATCCATGCTGAAAACAAGCGGTGCGCCAATCATCAGCCGCTTGAAACAGATAAAAGATTATATGCCCGTTACCAGTCATGACGGCAAGGTGGATATTACAGGTAGCAGCTGGGCGAAAGTGTACTATCTGACCGTACCAAAGACCAAGAAAGACGGAGCCATTTACTACGAAAACAAGGCATTGCTCCGTGCCGTTAATGGCAGCAACTTCTATCCCTACCGTGGAAAGTTGCGTGCGGACATTCCGGAAGAAAATATTGAACGTGTAGTAAGGGAATTGTCAAAACTGGGTGTAAAGGTAAAGGAAGAAACCAACGAGAATGATGCGTTGTACAGGCTTGACGATTATACGACTAATGAGGAAGAAGCCAATGATTTGTTCCGGGTTGTGGATGATGCAAGCGAAATAGCGCGGTTGAATAGTGAACCGACTGTAAAGGTGTACCGTGCCATGTCGTTGGTGGACGGCAAACTGTATCCTCCCATGTCGAAGAAGATAGGCACAGGAAGCAACAGGATAAGTCAATCTCCCTCGGAGTTCGGCCAATGGGAAGTATCGGACGAACGCCCTGAACTTGTGGAGAAAGAGGGGACACACAAGAACCACATTTACATTGTAAAAGACAACGGCAAAGGCTTGTGGGTAGCATACAATCCGTATTTCCATACTTCACGCAATCCACTTAATGACCAGTTCGCAGAAGCCTATCAACGTCCCAATCTTGTAACGGTTGAGGTAGAAGTGCCCGAAAGCGAACTGACAAGCGGCTATCAGGCAGAGGGAGCTAAAGACCCTGTTGGAGAAACGAAATGGAACGCAGGGCCGGTTAACCGCCAACTTCGCGGCGACAAGAAACGCAAAGTAATCCTTTCGAGATGGATGCGCCCTGTACGCATTGTTCCTGACAGTGAGGTGGCGCAGCGCATCGCCGAACTTATCGAAGGAGAGAATGTTGCCATACCTGACAATACAGTTACTCCGTCATTGCTTGAAGAATTGAAGAAGCTCGGTGTGAAGATTGTAGACGGTATTAGCAAGGGACGCAAGAAAGCCACCGCCATGATGAGAGGTGGCAACGGTGCATTGACCGATGACGAACTTAGCTATGAGAATGACCCGGTGGCAAAGGCGACGGGCCGCTCGACACGCACGGCAGCGCAACGCAGGGCATTTGCGGAAAAGGAACGTCAGCTCATGATGAATGCCGTGCAGGAATTAGCCGAAAAGCTGCACCTTGACAACGTGGAAATCGTTACCGATGCAAGCACGCTGCAAGGCAGACGTGCAAAGGCCAAGGGTTTCTATTCGCGAGGAACAGGCAGGATAACGATTGTTATACCGAACCATGCAAGCGTGTACGACGTAGAACAGACGCTGTTGCATGAGGCCGTGGCTCACTATGGATTGCGAGAGTTGTTCGGCAAACACTTCGATACGTTCCTTGATAACGTGTTCCAAAACGCAGAAAAAGGAATACAGGAGCGTATCGCTCAAATAGAGGAGCGACTTTACCAAGCAGACATAGAAGAACGTACGAAACGAAAAGGAGGTGGTGTGTTTGCCAGAGCGGAAGCTGTAACTGAAGCTAATACGAAGCGAAGAAATGGTGATTATCGAAAAGCGGCCACCGAGGAATACCTTGCATCGTTGGCAGAAAACACCAACTTCGATAATACCGATGCAAGCTGGTGGCAGAAGATAAAGGAACTGTTCCTGCGAATGCTGCACAAGATAGGTTTCGAGAACTTTTCAGGCGTAACCTTATCGGACAACGAGCTGCGCTACATCCTTTGGCGAAGCTACGAGAACCTTGCAGAACCGGGCAGATACCGCAGCATATTGGGAGAAGCCGAAGATGTGGCCAAGCAGAACGAACTGAAAGTAGGCAACTATGCACCGGCTGAAACCGCGACAAGCAATGCGGCTGAAGACAGAAAAAATACAAACAGCGGCGATGACTTGTACAGAGACAATGAAGACGATGCAAGCGCAATATACGAGAAAGGCGTTGCAAACACATTCTGGAATCGTTTTTCGGAAGGCTGGTATGACTATCTCCGAAGCGTAAGGGTATTACAGGACGCATTGCAAAAGGCGATGAGCAGGAAGCCGGACGACTTCGAGAACGTGTTGCTGCACTCATTGCACAAGACAAGCGTTGACAAGGCACAATGGGACAAATTGAAAAAGAACTATATTGACCCATTGTCAAAATCGTTGGCAAAAGTCGTTGACGGCAAAAAGATGTTCAGGGACGGAAAACTTACGCAAGACGATGTTGAAATATACCTCAACTGCAAACACGGTCTTGAAAGGAACGACAAGTTCGCCATGCGAGATGCCGAGCAGATGCGCGATGAAAGGATAAAAAAGGCAGATGATGAACTGGCAAAAGAAGAGCGTGAAGCAAAAAGCGCAATGGACAGAGCCATTAAACGTGCCGACCAACGTTTGCAGGACGGCGAGATTGACGGCGTTAAGCATGACCAGTTGATAAACGATGCGAAAGAAGAATATGACAAGAGTATTAAAAAAGCCGAAGATACACATGAAAAGGCCGTGAAAGAAGCAGAGAATAACGTAACGAAAGACTACCAAAAAAACCGTAAGCGTGACTATTCAGGCCTGACAGAGATATTTAACCCCGAAAAAGAAGGCGGATATACCAACGCGGAGTTAGAAGACTTAGCGAGACAGTACGTTGCGGATATGGAACAGACCGTGCCGAAACAAGAACTTGACGAACTTTGGGACAAAATACACAAGTTGAACGCATACTCACTGAGGAAATCATACGAAAGCGGACTGGTTAGCAAACATACATACGAAAACACGAAAGATATGTTTGATTATTACGTACCGCTTAGAGGTTTTGAGAAAGAAACAGCCAATGACGTGTACGACTACATAACGGAAAGTGATATTCCTGTTGAGCAGGTGATGAAACACGCAAAGGGACGTACAAGCCGAGCCACGCACCTTATAGCCACAATGATGAATATGGCTCACAGTTCAATCGTAAGCGGCAACCGCAATATTGTAAAGCAAAAGCTACTAAACCTTGCACTGAACGCAGACAACGACTTGCTGACAGTAGGCAACCAATGGTATGAAGACGATGGTATGGGCGGATGGATACCAGTACAAGAACCTCCAATCAGGGACGGCATGACAGCAAAGGAAGCACGAGAAGTCGTGGAACAGTTCGAAGAGAACATGAAAGAGCGCGAGAAAAACGGCGAGGTACGACGTATGCGCAAAGGAGTATCACTGCCAGTCAGAATAGTTGGCAAGCGTGCGGAAAACGAACACGGCGTGCGAGTAAAACGTAACGGTCAGGAATACGTGGTATGGATAAACGGCAATCCGAAAGCCGCACAAGCCATCAACGGAATACTCAATCCTGAAACTGAAAGAGGATGGGTGCTTGACCATATCCACAAATTGAACCGATTTGTATCCAAGAACGTAACCTCATTGCGTCCGAACTTCCTGTTGAGCAACCTGAAACGAGACATATTAAGCTCAAACATGGTAGGCTTTGTAAAATACGGAATTAAATACACACGGATGTTTGACAAGTTTGTAAAAGACAACCTGAGCATTGTTGACGTGAAAGGTGCGAAAGCAGGTAAAATGCGTGGCATATACGCTCTGTACCACCGTTACAACAACGGTACTCTTGACCTAAACGACAAAAGGGACAGATATTTTAAGGAGTTCATGGAGAACGGAGGTGAAACAGGCTACAGCCAGATGTGGAGCATTGACGATTACGAGAAGCAGATACGCAGGACGCTGAACAAAGACACGGCAAAAGAAAAATTCCGCAACAGTTGGCAAGCAGTTGGTGATGCGGTGGAATTTGCCAACAGGGGTATTGAAAACGTATGCCGTTTCGCCGCTTATATGGCAAGCAGGGAGAGCGGAATGAGCGTGCTGCAATCGATAGCGGACGCAAAGGAGGCGAGCGTCAACTTCAACCGAAAGGGAAGCGGAGCGATGGGCAACAATGCTGCACGTGCGATGTTCATGTTCCTTAACCCTGCAATACAAGGCTTCATGCAGCACAATAAGTTGCTGATGAAATATCCCAAGCGTATGCTGGCCATAGACGGAAGCTTGATTGCGCTCGGAGTGTTAGTAGGTCTTGCGAATTGCCTTATTTGGGGTGGCGGCGATGATGACGATGATGACAAAGAAGTGGAAGATGACTATTTTAACATCAATCCCTTCGTGCGCCGTAACAACATTGTATTGCGAGTCGGACAACACGAATATGCGAAGATAGACCTGCCGCAGGAATTGAGGCCGTGGTATGGACTTGGTGAGATAGCATACGCAGCAATGACCGAACACATGAAACACGACAATGTAGGCGTAGAGCTGTTTTCTCAGCTAACACAGACGATACCGCTTAACCCGATAACAGGCAATACAATCTTAGACCCGAATGAGTCTCTTGGAGTAGGAATTATCAGGAACTTAACAGGTGCGACATCACTCGGTTCAATCACAGATGCGTATTTGTTTGATAAGGACTACGCAGGTAACAAAATAACCAAAGCGAGCGAATACAACAAACTTGATCCTGAATGGAAACGTGCAGGTAGAGGAACGTCAAGCCTGATGATAGGAACAACAAGAATGCTGAACGACCTTACAGGCGGCAACGACTACAAGAAAGGTATAGTAGACCTCAATCCGAGCAGGTTGGAACATGTGGCTACAAGTATGTTAGGCGGTCGTGTGGAGTTCTTCAAACAACTATGGACCACAGGCCAGGCGTTGACAAGCGGGGATGAAGACGAAAGGAACAATATGCGTAACTATCCATTTATCTCAACGTCATACATCAACACTGACAACAGCTATAACAGGAATTACAACCTGAACAACGAGTTCGACTGGTATCAGCACGAGTTTGAACAAGCAAGGCATGAATTTAACGGATTGAAAAATGACAAGAAGAATGTCTTTGAAAAAGCCGAAGAGTTTAATGCTTTCATACAAACGCCTGAATACAAGATATACAGGAGGTTCAAGAAGTATGACAGACGGCTGAAAAAACAATTCGACAAACTGTCTGACGAGACGGATGATGACAAGAGAAAGAAAATAAACGACAAAATCACAGAAATCAAGAAAGAAGCAGTCGAAGAAATGCAGAGCATAAGTAAATAGTTAAATGTGATGAAGATGAGTGGAGAAAATTCACTCATCTTCATTTTCGTTATTACGGTACAATTCTATTGGAAGATACATTCTCCTTGTCAGGTTGTTCATGTCCATATTCGTCTGAAACAAGAAACCGTTCCTGGCATAAAACTTGTTCGTCTTAGGATTATTCAACGAGTCAACAGTTATGAACTGACAGCCTGACACATCATAAGCAATAAATGTATTCAAGATAAAGTCCAATACCTGCTCACCTATACCTTTTGATTGTATGTCTTTTCTGACACCCAAGTGACCGATATTGACAGCAGGAAAAGATGTTTGTTGCTGAAAAATCGGAATATATTCATCGTTTATCTTATAGGATGATTGTTCTATAAATTCGTCTTTATCATCTGAATTGTAAAGAATTACCACATCGTTTGCCAGCGTGAAAATCGCGACAATTTCATTATTCAAAATATTTTTTGCACAATAGGGTGAGAAATAATGATATTTTGAACAAATCATAATCTCATTATGAAAGAACTTGTCAAGTTCATCAACACCACAAGAAAAAGAGGACAACTCATAGTTGTCCTCCTCTCTTAACCGATCTATGGATATTTCAATATCCGAGTATAGGGTTCTTCCCTCCATTATTCCGAATGATTTTGTTATAAACGCTTTTCATACGGGCCACTCTTTCTTTGACCTCGGCTTTTTTACTCGGCGTCATATCCTTAGATACACACCTCGCAAAATTTTTTCTGAAAGACCTAACTTCATCTAAGGCCATCTGTGGATTTGAAACTGTATGTATCATATTTTTATGTTTAATGTTTAACCGATACAAAGGTACAAAAGTTATTTGAATATAAGCGAAGTATCATAATTGTCAATCTGTAATTTTAATTTTATTAACATCAAAACTTGCTATTGATGACTGGTCGTAAATAGTTAAACTCCCTTGTATATATCTACTTGTTATTTTTGCATTGTCATTAAAAACAGAACTGATATGCAACCCATCACAACAAAACAAAAGTATAAGCTGCTTCCGATGAGCCACATCACGCCCAAACGCGGAGATACGGAAATAGACACCGTGGCGTTCTCTACCAAGCATTTCGGCGACCGCAGGGCGTTCGACGTGCTCATGGAAGCGCAGCACTACTGGAACCAGATGGACGACTTCCGACATGACAGGGAGCGTAACAAGCGTTACACCTACGGTTTCCAGTGGGACGACATCATCTGCGTGGACGGGAAGAAGATGAGCGAGGAGGATTACATCAAGGCACAGGGCAACGTGCCTCTGAAAAACAACCTCATCCGTCGGCTCGTGAGAAACGTGCTTGGCGTGTACCGCAGCCAGCTGAAAGAGCCGACCTGCACGGCACGCGACAGGGACGAACAGAAACTTGGCGAAACCATGTCAACCATCCTGCAATGCAACATGCAGCTTAACCGCATGAACGAGGTGAACGCCCGCTCAATGGAAGAGTTCCTGATAAGCGGCTTCATCGTACACCGCAAGAGTTACGGATGGAGAAACGGCAAGGAGGACTGCTGGACTGACTATGTGCAGCCAAACAATTTCTTCATAGACAACAATATGCGTGATTTCCGCGGCTGGGACGTGACGTGCCTCGGAGAAGTACATGACGTGAGCTTCGGCCAGCTGTGCGAACAGTTCGCCCACACTCCGCAGGAATACCGCCGACTGAAAGAGATATACAAGTGGGCGGCACGCAGGGAATTCATTGCCAGCTATGCCGAGCGTTTCGGTTACAGCCGTTTGGAAAACTACGATTTCCTGCTGACCAGCGAACAGGGACGGTGCAGGGTAATCGAAGTGTGGAGAAAGGAACAGAAGCCACGTTACCGTTGCCACGACTACCAAAACGGCGATATATTCAAGATAGAAGTGTCTGACTACGAGGAACAAGTGGCCAATGTAAACCGCGAGCGTATGCAGATGGCCAAGGAAGCCGGTATGCCGGAAGATGAAGTTCCCCTGATAAAAGCCACATGGTTTGTGGATGATTACTGGTATTTCTATTACCTCTCCCCTTTCGGCGACATTCTAAAAGAGGGCGAAACACCATTTGAACACGGAAGCCACCCATACGTGTTCAAGGCATACCCGTTCATAGACGGCGAGATACACTCGTTCGTGGCTGACGTTATAGACCAGCAACGCTACACCAACCGCCTGATAACCCTTTATGACTGGATTATGCGTGCTTCGGCCAAAGGCGTGCTGCTCATGCCGGAGGACTGTCTGCCCGACGGCGTTAGCATGGAGGACATTGCGGAAAGCTGGGCGGAGTTCAACGGCATTATTGTGTACAAGCCATCGCAAAGCCGACAGATACCGCAGCAGGTGGCCAACAATTCCACGAACATCGGCATCACGGAACTGCTCAACCTACAACTGAAATTCTTTGAGGACATCAGCGGCGTGAACGGCGCACTGCAAGGCAAGCCCGGCTTTTCCGGTCAGAGCGCGGCCATGTATAACCAACAGGTTCAGAACTCCACCATGGCCTTATTAGACATGCTGGAATGTTTCAGCCAGTTCACGATAGACGGAGCGTATAAGGACGTGAAGAACATGCAGCAGTTCTACGACACCAAGCGCGTGTTTAACATTGCCGGGAAAAGCGGCGCACAGATAGAGTACGACCCGAAGAAGATACGCGACGTAGAGTTTGACCTGTCCATCACCGAAAGCACCTCCACTCCGGCATACAGGCAGCTCGCCAACGACTGGCTGATGCAGTTGTGGCAGGCGCAGGCCATCAGCGTAGAACAACTGCTGGAGTTCGGCGACTTCCCGTTTGCCGACGAGCTACTGCAAAGTATCAAGTCGCAAAAGGAACAGATAGAGCAAGGCGGAATGCCGGAGGCCATATCTCCACAGCTCATACAGCAAGCACAACAAGGCGCAAACATGCAAGCAGTAAACATGCTGCATAACGCAATGGTGGCATAAATGGGTGTACTACCTTTGTATCAGTACAAAATCAAAAAAATAAATGTTAAAGTTATGGATAAGAAAACAATTTGCATTGACTTCGACGGCGTAATCCACGATTACAGCAAGGGCTTTCAAGGTACAGATGAGTTCGGGCAAATGATACCGGACGCAGATACCGGCACGTCTGTATTGAAACAGAAAGGCTGGACAATCATTATTTTCACCACGAGGAAGAAAACGGACAAGTTGGAGAAATGGCTGAAAGACCACAGCATCACTTACGACTACATAAACGAAAATCCCGACCAACCGGACAATACGAGCGGAAAGATTATCGCTGACGTGTACTTGGATGACCGAGGTGTTTGTTTCAGGGGCACGTGGGACGAATGGCTTATAAGAGAAATACTCAATTTTGAACCGTGGCAAGAACGCAGGAAAAGGGAAATGGAACAATTGGCCACCTTCGGGAAAACGGAGGATAGCATTTGGGAGCGAGGCAATGAGAAGAGAATAAAGGCCGATGCCTCAAGTTGGTAACATACAACAATCATTCCGTTGGCAAAAAGCACCCCTCACATGATTATGGGTATGCCATTCCCCAACGGATTATGAAAAGGCGGACAGCACAGCAATGATGCGTCCGCCTTTATTTATTCATCTGATTTTCTTAGGACGTTTTATCTTCTTACCGCCGTTACCAACTACCTGATAAGTTACGAGCGGGTCACCAGTCAGCGTCTGAACGCCGTCCAAGTTCTGTTTACTTTTGACTGCGTACTTCATAGTGTTTCTTCTTTTTATGGTTTCTGATGCACCCGGCATACCAGCTGTAATACTGCTGCCGTTTCAAGTTCTCCACTTCAGGTACAATGCCGCACGTTCCGTTACGATAGGCCGTGAAATAGAAGCACTCCGTTTCGAGGTCGCGCACGTGTGCCTCATAGGAGATATACCCTTTCTGTTTGAGCTTGCGGAAGTTAAATCTGTCCATGATGATAAGTTTTCCTTTGCTTCCCGAAAGAGGCATTACATAATAACGCTCACCAGTCTGACTGTGTGCGTCCTCGGCTTTCTTTACCGCCTCACGCAATCGGAGGCTTGCCTTCAATTTCTGAAATACGTTCATAACAAATCCGTTTTTTAGTTTATATTGTCGCTGCCGAAACAGTCTTTTTCTTCTTCACCAACATACGTTTCGTGCGTTTCACGAATTTGGGCAGCTCCATTTCGTAGAAACAGATGTGCAGCCCTATGGCACGTGTCATAAGCAGGTCGTCGTGCTTTCCAATAATCGCGCCGTATGCGCCGTTAGGCTTCTTCTCGTAGGTAAGGTACTCGTCCAGACAACGCGCGTCGCGCTCCACATACAAATTCTCACGAATAACCTTTACCAGCGTGGATATGACCATCGGCTTTGTGGCCACGTTGGTATGGAAGCCGTATTTGGTGGGCAGACCTTGCAGTATGTCCTCTTCTGACTGTTTCCGTGCATAGAGGTTTGGATAGACCCCCTTAATCTGATTAAGGATGAACTGCGACTGGTCCCCATCCACATCACGCTCCTTATCGTGCGTTTCGAGCGTATTGCTCTCAATGACGAGCAAGGAGTTGTCGTAATAAGCCGCTATCTGCGCCGCTTTCCACGCCAGCAAGTCTATGTCGCAATGCCCGTACCACTGCGCCACGACAGCCGGTCTGCCCCCTTCAGCCATGAAAAGACGGTCGAACACGACGATGACAGACCAGTCGGCCTTTGATGAACGTCCGCCCACATCGACAACCGTCAGATAGCGGTTGGTTACTTTCTCGTCCTCGTCTATTTCCGGCTTTTCCCATATCCACAACACACCCTGCCTGTCCTCAACGAAACGTAAGTTCTTGAGCGCGTTCTTGCCCTCGTCAGCATCGGCATACACATCCCCCACGAAACGCGGCTCTTTGCAGTATTTTTTGAATGCCTCAACCTTGTACTTGTCGAACACCATTGTGCCGGAATGCACAAACGCCTCAACGTCGTCGGAGGGGTATTCGGAAGCCATGGAAGCGTGTTCATTATACTTGGCACGTTCCAGTATGTACCAGTGTATGGCTTCGAGCGTAGCCCCTTTCTCCCACAGCCACCAAAGATATTTTCCGCTCTCTTCGCGCGAAGAAGCCACATTATCATTGTTTCGGTTGTCGTAAAGGCTTGCAGCAAAAGACTGCATATCGTCAATCGGTGTGGAATAAATCTCAATGTCAAACCAAGAAACGAACATTGCCTCAAACTGTGACTTGCCCTTGCTGGCCATGTCGTACTCACGCTGGAAGAAATTTCCCGTACCGTTTGCCGTACTCTCATAGACAATCATCGTGTAAGGGCGGTAAAGCACGCCCGAACAGGCGGAGCGCACGATGTCCTCCGGCTTTTTCCCTTCTGTGGCTTTCCACAATCCCACCTCGGACAGATGCACAAGATTGTAGTCACCGCCACGGCAACTGTCAGGACGCTCGGCAGTACCGATTTTGATTTTGCAGTTGCGTTGCGGCACACGGTAAATGCTGCCCGACTTTCCTACACCCACCAGCTTAGGCTCGTTCGCGTCGTAAGCCTCGCCCAGCTTGTGCAGCATTTCGACAGGGTAAGCCTTGATCATACGGTCGAACATATCCTTGATTTCGTCCGAGCCGGCACCCTGATGCGCGATGATGAGCGAGTTCAGGCCAACCTTATGGACGAGCTGCAACCAAGCCATGTAAAGCTGTGATACGGTAGAGCCACCCCATTGGCGTGCCTTTAACAGCACTATGCGGATAGGCTTTCCGGCCTTTCGCAATCTTTCAATCCTTTCAACAAACCGCCTTTGCGGACGTGACAGACGGAAAAGAATATCCTCACCACCGCCCTTACGCTTGATGTACACAAACACAGCCGCCCAAAAAGCAAAGTCGTAACGGCAACGGATGCGGACAAACTGCTCAATGACTTTCAGTCGGTCTTCCTCCGTGTACTCCACATTCAGGTTGTCCGTCAGGAAAGCACGTACAGAGCCACACTCCACAATCTGCCTGACGAGCGGCACACGCAGCATTTCCACCGGAAGCCACTGCACAGAAACAGGAAAATCGTCGATGACAACTTTCTTCCTTTCGCCTACCGAGCCTTCGCCGCTGACAGGGTCAAACTTGGCATAAATCTCCGCGTTACGCCTCTCGTTTTCCTTTATTATAGCCTGTATTGCTTCCTCCCTTGTCATGTCTTACGGTTTATGGGTTTGTTCAACAACGCGGCGATGAAACCGCAGAGATAGCAATACAGGTGCAGCCATGCGTTGGTGTTCGGGAAGATGAAGCCTACGGCAATATAGAACAGCATCCAACACTGGAAATACCGCTTGCGAGCCACCTCGAACGAGATTGTACCGAACAAGGCATAAACCACGCCCGAAAGTCCGACCGTAGGACTTTCGAGAGGAAGAAACTCACCGAGCGTGTCAACAGGCATGGTAACGGCCACCGTGTAGGCAAAAAGCATACGCAGCAGCGATACCTTATAGATGAAAACCATTGACAGCAGACACCACGCATTGAGCAAGGCATGAAACAGGTTTGCATGAAAAAACGGATACGCCAGTCGTGCCGACAAAGGGCAATGCGAGTATATGCCGACCGAATGCCAGTCGGCAACCTGCAAGAATGACAAGACCGTCACGAGCAACGCAATCACAATAGCCGCAACCTTTTCAACTTTTCCTGTACCCATTTCTTACGCGCTTTACAGACCATAATCTTTGCGCTCCCCGGCGTGAGATAGAATTTGGGAGCCGGACCGGCCACCACAATGCTGCAACACGCCCTAACGGTTAGCTCCGGGCGTGCCTTACGCATGACAAGCACGCGCCGCAGGATTTCCTCGAACATCTCACGCTTCAAAGGGCGCATCCCCTTGATGGTTACTCCACGGAGCATGGCATATATCACCTTGGTAGCCCTTATGTCGCTTACCCAAAAACGACGTGCCTCCATGTTCACGATAGCGGCATAGACATCAGACATACGGATGTAGTTGCATGATGAAATGTATTCATCATACGCACGCATGAGGTCCTGCATCCGTTCCTCCGCGTACTCCATAACAGCTCCGTGGTGCTTCATAAAAAGTTTCTTCTATGTTTCAAAGTTAGCCATTGGTGCGTAAAAAGTTATACCGTTTGGATTTGTTTGTTCCCTTAAATTTGCAATGCGACAAAGAGCAAAACATTTAAAAATCAAGAATATGCCTGATAAATCAACAGTTAAGAGCAACCGGGAACGATACGCCGAGCGTATGAAATCCAAATATCCCGACCGCGAATTTGCCGACGATGAAGCGTTATGGGGTCAAGTCAATGAAGATTACGACGGTTACGACAAGGAGATAGCCGGTTACAAGGAACGCGAGAAAGCGTTTTCCGACCTGTTTACCAGCGACCCACGTAGTGCTGCATTCCTTACCCAATGGCGGAAAGGCAAGAACCCTGCCGTAGCGTTGGTGGAAATGTTCGGTGATGACTTCGTGGAGGAATTGAAAGACCCGGCCAAGCAGGAAGAGCTTGCTGCAGCCAGTAAGGAATATGCCGACCGGCTGGCCAAGGAGAAGGAGTTTGACGAGCAGTATCAGAAAAACATCTCCAAGACCCTTGAAACGCTCGAACAGATGCAGCAGAAAGACGGCTACAGCGATGACGACATAGACAAGGCGATGAGTTTTCTTGTCGGCATCATGAAAGACGGCATTGTAGGCAAGTTCACCCCCGAAAGCATAGAAATGGCCTTGCGTGCCATCAACCATGACGACGATGTGGCCACGGCAGCGCGTGAGGGAGAAGTGAGAGGACGCAACACACGCATTGAGGAAAAGTTGCGTCGTGGCCAGCGCGGTGACGGTACGGCCAATCTTGACGGAAAGAACGGCGGACAGGGCGGTGCAAGACAAATGCCCGACCTTGGCGCACTCAACCGTTACGACGACGGGGGACAAACCATTTGGGAGCGCGGAGGTGAGAAACGCAGACCAGCGAAATAATTCACAAATCACAATTCATAAACTTTTTAAACCACAGAAAGATGAAAACGTTAAAGAAAAGTACAAGTTTTCTGTATCACATCATGCTGACGCTGTTGGCTGTTGTGATTGGCGCATCGAGCGGCGTGACGATGGCGGCAGCCTCGGACTTGCCCGATGCAGGTAAGACGACTGCCGGAGCTGAAGGCGATGGAGGCAGCGACCCTACGGCGGGTATCGCCACCGAGACGCAAGGACGTGCGGACGGCGACCCGAACTTTTACATGGCGGACGTGGACAAGCGCATTGTCAAAATCCGCCCCATGGCCTCGCCCATAGACCAAATCAGCCGCTATGCGAAGTCAAGCAGCTGCGACAGTTTCGAGGTGAAGTATTACAGCGTAGGCACGAGGGAAATCAAGTGCATGACCACGGATGCGGTTACCGCCATGTCGAGCGGTGCAAGCACGAAACTCCCTGTAAGCGACACCAATATGTTCACGCTGGACGACACTATCCGCGTAGTAGGTGTTAAAGGCGTGACAAACCCCGACACGGGTCAGGCATACGAAAAGGACGACCCCAATACTCCCGACCTCGTATTGTGCGTGTGCGGAAAAGACGCAACCACCAATATGCCCACCGTGTATGCCGTAAACGGCGCGATGGACTCGTCGAGCAAACAGCCGATTTGGGTTCCGCAAATCCCGAAAAACACCGTGCTTGTGCGCATGGGCAAGGCGTGCGGCGAGCTTGACGTGCAGACCGGCCGCTTCAACAACATCCCCATGCCCGAAACGCAGTATTGCCAGAACTTCATGATACAGATTGAGCAGTCCACATTCGACAAGATTGCCAAGAAAGAAGTGAACTGGAGCTTCTCGGACATCGAAGAGGACGGGATATACGACATGCGCCTTGCCATGGAGAACACCTATCTGTTCGGCGTGAAGAATGCCATCAAGCACGTGACCAAGGACGGCATGATTACATGGTTTACCGGCGGTCTGTGGTGGATGGCAGGGAAAGACATCGAAGTTGGCGAATGGGATGCGGACAAGCAGTGCGCCGTCATTTCGGACGACAACCTCGTTGACATCACTAAAGACCTGTTTGTCGGTACGGGTATCGGCAACAAGCGCAAGATTTTGTTCTGTGGCTCTGATTTACTCTCCGCTTTCTCGAAAATCAAGAGCGAGAAGTTCCGCCTGAAAGACACGGTGGAAGTATGGAAATTGAAGTTCAAGAGCTGGGACACCGACTTCGGCGAGGTGCTGACTATCCATCACGAGCTGTTCGACATGAACGGCATGAGCGACTGCGGCTTTGCAATGGATCCCGAATATCTGTCGAAAAAGACACACTTAAGCTGGGCACGCAATGTGCTTGACTTGCAGAAAGCCGGTATCCGCCGCACTGACGCGGTAGTCATCCAGGAGGTAAGCTGCCTCTACCTGCGCTATGCCAAGGCACACGCACGCATGAGGCTGGCACAGGCACCGTCTTCTGACGGCGGCTCTGGTGTAGGCGCATAAACAACCATGATACGATGTTCAGGGAGGATTAACCGAACCTCCCTGAACAAATTTTCAACCTAAGAGAGAATATGAAGAAGATATATAAATCAAGAACGGCCATAAGTATCAATGTCGTGCTGAAAAGCAAGAAAAGCATGCACATTGCATTCACCGTACAGTCGAACGGAAGCAGCGTGTACATCACTGACAACGCCGACATTCAGTATGCCCTCGAACACCATTACAAATATGGCAAGCTGTTTAAGTTGGAAAGCGTAGAAGATGACACGGAGGCAAAGACAGGCAAAGAAGACACGGAGGCAAAGACGGAAACAGCAAAGGACGAGATGCGCAAAGTAAGCGTGAGCGACCTCGGAGCAGCAAAGGACTTCCTTGCCAACACATTCGGTATCAGCCGCACTTCATTGCGCTCGGCCAAGTCAATCATTGAAGCAGCCAAGGCGCACAACATTGAATTTGAGGGATTGGAAGAATGATAGTACAGGCAGAAGATATGGCAAAAGCCGTGCGCGTGGCGATAGACATTAACCACAACAGCACCCCGTTGCTGGCGGATGAGGATTTGGACACGGTAAGTTTCGATGACATCATCTACGCCAAATTGGTTGACGCTGTGCGTATGGTGGAAATGGAAGCCCCGCTTAACCTGTTGGAGCAAGGCCACCAGTTCGGGGAAGCTGTGACGTGGGGCGAGGACGGCAAAGGCTGGATTTTACTGCCCGACGACTTCATGCGGCTTGTCGTATTCAAGATGAGCGACTGGCGGCACAGCATATCGGAAGCCATTACGCAAGACGACCCAGTCTATACTAGGCAGTTCTCGAAGTGGAAAGGCATTTGTGGCAATCCCGAAAAGCCTGTTGTAGCCATCGTGAACAGAGCCGAGGGGCAGGTGCTTGAATTCTTTTCCTGCAAAGACGACACTGCCACCGTTGACCAAGCCGTGTATGTGCCTCTGCCGAAAATAGACATTGACGGAGGCATAGACGTGAGCGAGAAATGCTACCGCGCCGCCGTTTACCGCGCCGCTGCACTGGCATTGGCAAGCATAGGCGACCAGCTGTCAACCACGATGGTAGAACTTAGTAAATCACTGTTAGATTAAGAGTTATGAGCAGTCTTAAAAACGAAGCCATACAAGGAAACCTTTCGACAAGCCGCGACATCACTGCCGGCGGCCACCTGAATGTGCGTGGGAACTCCGTGTTTGACCATAATGTAGTCATCAAAGGTTGGTTGGACGCAAAGAACATCAAAGGCCCGTGCAAAGGACTGTATGCATCGGAAGAAACCTTGAATGAAGCCTACCCGAAACCCATGCCGGGATGGTATGCACTTGTCGGTAATACTTTACCGGCAAATATTTATCGTTCAGACGGTGGCAAATGGGTAGCGACAGGCGAGCAAGGCGGCGAAGTGAATTTGTATCTTGACCATCTGGAAGAAGATGTAGCCAATCTTGATGATGAGGTTAAAGACATACAGGAACTTATCGGCAACGGGCTGTTAGTTTCAGAAAGCGTTGCATTCAGTTCAACGGCAACAACAGTGACGCTGACTTACAAATTGCGCAAGTCTGACGGTACTGAAACACCTTACAATGTTACCGTGCCCATTGTTACAGCGGAAAAAGCCGGAATGATGAGTGCGGCCGACAAGAAAACGTTGGTACAGGCAATTGATTGCATAACCGAACTTCAGAAATCAGTATGGCCATTGGTTATTATGTTTACTGCATCAAAGACGCTGATGGAATATACGGGGAACGCAACATCGCTTACTCTTTCGTGGAATGTGAAAAGAAAAGGAACTGTTGTAACTCCTACAAGCGTGGTTATAAAAAAAGGTACGGAACAGATATATTCAGGAACGCAGGGAGGCGGGCAATTCAAGACATCTCTTAACCAACTTGGAAATACGACATATACGATAACCGTACAGGCGGAAAACATGGAAGCGACGGTTTCGCTAGATATACAGCAGATGCTCCCGATGTATTTCGGCTTTGCCGCCGCCACGCAGGCAAGCGCGCTGAGCATAACGTCGCTCACCAAGCAGTCAATAAAGACAAGCCCCGCGGGAACGTACACCATCACCAACGGCACGGAGGGCAACTACATGTGGCTGTGCGTGCCCGACACGATGTCGATAAGCAAGGTCACGCTAAACGGATTTGACGTGCCAATGGAGGCAGCGCAAAGCGGCAGCACAAGTCTTGGTGGCTACAAGTGCTACCGAAGCAGCAACGCCTTGCAGGCGCAGTCGTTTACAATAGTCGTTTCATAATAAATTTTTTTGAGACATGGCAAAAATAGATATTGCGGGAGAATTGAACGCGGCAACCACGGAGCGCATCGTTGCCGATTCCGCCCAGATTAGATTTCAGGACACTACCGTTGAGAAGGCAATGGTCACTTACGGAGACTCGGACGAAATAGATGATGTCCCAGGCGGCGGTGGAGGTGACGACCCGGGAACCGTCACCGCGTCAATACCCTCCATATTGCTGTCAGAACTTGACAATTTGAACATGGATGCTGTTCATGGCAACGGCGACAGTATATATAAGGTTATGCTTGCTGAGGGTGGATTTTCTGTGGGCATTCTACAGATGTTCTCCGACAACATGGCACATGTCGCAACTCAAGTATTCATTACGCATTATACCGACCCGGGTACATGGCTAATCCATAATGACGACGAAGTATATACATATTACCGAAGCTATGCCATGCAAAAAACTACAGCGATACCGCAGGGCACGTGGTCGGAATGGAAGAACATTGTCCTTCCGTCCGTTGCCAACCTGTTGCCGCCCTATGCAACGTCAAGCAAATATGGCACGGTGAAGCTTGGCAGCGATGTCGTGCAAGCCATAGCGGCAGAGGAGCCACAATCAGAAACAGGGCGCACATACCCAGTGCAGAAAGATGGTGACGGCAAGCTTGTGGTGAATGTACCGGGTGGCTCTGCGTCTTCATCCATGCTTGTCTTTGATGGCATTGAGGACGGAGAAATAACCATTTTGAACAGTACCGCCGCAGAGTTTACGGACATCATTTGGTCAAGCCACAACAAGAAATTCGCCGCGAAGACAGCTGACGGGCAATACTACTCCAATTGGCCGAGGAACGAGCGGTATGGTGGCGGCAAGAAAGAATATGAGGAAGGAAATTTATTCGTTTGTGTTCCCAATTCGATAGCTCCTACCGTAGGGTTCACCAATGGTGTGTATGCCAAGGTGGCCAAGGCAACACTTGGCGATAGCTATACTACCGTGCTTGAGAAGGTGGCGGAAGTCAACATAGCATACAGCAACGCCACGCCATCCGCCGACGGCCTGATGAGCAAGGAAGACAAGGCGAAGCTCAACACAGCGTTGACAGGTGACGGCGTGGCATCGGTGAAGGTTGTCACGGAGTTGCCCGAAGTACAGGAAGACAACACATTGTATATCGTCATAGCAGAGGAGGCGTGATATGGACTTTTCTAACGCAGCAGACATGTATGTAGGTTCAAGTCCTGTCAAGGAGGTATGGATGAACGGCAAGCTCGTGTGGCACAGGCCCAACAACATAGGGCTGATGCTCACGGGGGCAAATCATTGACTACACGCAGGTCATGACAAAGGCCACCGCATTGACGGGCACAACGTGCAGGGCATGAAGTATGTAAGGCCGATAGCGAGGCTGATTAACAATTAACGATTAAAACATATTAATCATGGTAAAGAAAACGACATTATATAACTCAGATAACGAGAAGCTATACCCCAGGACATCTGCGGAATGCGTGGGATATGGGGATGGCACGGTGAAGGACGCGCTGGACAGCACGGGTGTAGGCGACTACCCCGTATTCAGCGCATCGACAGTTTACTCCGCAGGAGACGTGGTGAACTACAACGGAAAACTCTACAAGTTCACCGTTGACCATTCCGCAGGAGCATGGATAAGCACGGACGCTAAGAGGTATAGCTTGAAAGAAAATCTTAACGACTTCGGTACTTATGAGGCCAATCCCGAGTTTATCCGTGCTTATACAGACGCAGAGGGCAAGTTCCTTTGGGGGATAAGGGCTGACGGTACGGTTGAGTGGGCAAAGGGCGTGCCGACGCCTATACAGAATGCGCTGAAAGAGCTTGCCGACAAGATAAAAGACCTCGGCGGCGACAGGATAGACGAGGTTGAAACGTCGCTCAACGAGAAAATCGAGGCATTGCAGGACGCAATAGACGTAATTAACGCTTCGCTGAAAACGTTGACCGACACGTTCAGTTACCAGGACAGCCCCGAATTTATCAACGTGGTAACTGATAATGAGAACAAGGTGCTATTCGGGCTGACAGTCGATGGCAAACCGTACTTTCCGAAGAACGAAACGTACAGCGTAGAGAGCAACCAAGAGTTCTTGGCGGCATGGCTCGATGCGGCAGGGCACGTGCTGTTCGGACTGCGTCAGGACGGCAGCACATACGTTGCAAAGGCTGATTTCATTGACAAGATTGCCAAAATCGAGCAGATGTTGAAAGACAGCGGTTTTGACGACAGCGAAATAAGGGAACAGATAACTGCATTGCAAGGAAAAGTCGACACATTAAGTACAAATGTGGAGACTGTCAAAAGCGAATATGAGGAGATAAAGCCGTTCATTGACGCTATAAGTGGCACATTCAGCATTATTTCAAACGACGAGTATCTGCATGCCATTGTTGATGCAGATAATAGACTGTTGTTCGGCATACGACATGACGGCACTATATACATGCCTAAACAGGAAACTTACAGCATTATATCAAACGACGAGTGGCTTGCGGCTTGGCTCGATGCGGAGGGCAAGGTACTGTTCGGCGTAAAAGCTGACGGTACATTTTGGGCTGCAAAGCATAACTTCAACGTAGGAAAGAACTATGATGAGCAGATAGAGCAAATTAATTCTACATTGGCTACTATGCAGGGCTCGCTGACTTCTGTTCAGGAGAGCGTGAAAAACCTACAAGGCACTGTAGACGGTCACACAACCGCAATAGGCGGATTACAGGATATCGTAAGCGGGCTTCAGCAAGGAAATGAAGCAATGCAGATGTTGTCTGTTATTGATGACCCGGAAGAAAGGCTTGCTGTTACCACTGACAAGGATGAAAAGGTTATTTCTTACAGGGATAAAGACGGTGTGCTGCATGAGAAAAAAGGTGTTGACACCTCAAAATACTATCTGAACGGTGAGGAAAAAGACTTCACGGACAGAAGCGAGATTGCAGGCGAAGTAACCAAAGCCGCAGAGAATGGTGCCGTAAAACTTGAAAATGTAGACGGCGTAAGCAACCACAACACGCCTAACCTGCTTATTGCATCTGAAATGCAAAAGACCTTTAATGATGGAAAAAACAGCTTTACCCCGCCAAATGAGGGTTACGAAATGTCTAACCCCATAGAGTGCCAAGCAGGTGACTGGTTTACAAGAACAGGTACTGCAACTGGAATGGTGGTTGTAACAGATGAGAATGACAAGAATGGCACAAGGCTGTTTAATGCTGACGGTACTACTCTTGGCAATACATTCCAAGTACCTACTGATATGACGTGGATAAGGTATATCAGAATGGCGGCTGATGTTATAGGTGCAGGTGATGGAAGCGTAGTCATTTGCAAAGGTAAACAAGCCTATGCTGGTGATGATAAAGGCGACTACCTAACTGTTGACAAGCTAATGATACAAAGTAACAATATTCCCAAAGATATAAGGTATTTGAAATCTGAGGATGGAAAATATTGGGAATTGTATGTAAACGAAAGCCACTCGTTGCAGATAAGGGAAATAGACCCTGAAATAATCACAAATCTTCCAAGCGACTTTACAAAGTTGACATATTCAGGAGATTTCGGTGGATATTTCAATTATATATGCTCTGGATTTAAATATAAATTTGTATTAAAACCAGGTGGAGTAGTAAAATACATATTTGTTGGAAATCTTGTATCATCTTCTTACGGAAATTTTGAGCATGTAGTAAATAAGGCAAGTGAGGAAAGATATATATTCGGAATAGAAAATGGCGATATAAATAATTGCGCAAAAGGAATTATGGCAGGAGTGACAATATGTGACAAGGACATGAATGTTCTTGATACAGGAATACTGATGAATAGCTATGATAGCAGCATGGGTTATCCAGATATACATGATGAGATATTCATAAACGATGACCATATCATATTGTACAACAACAGGTCATTCAGCTTTAGTATAGGTGGACAATTTTACTCTACCCCAATGCCGTTTATAAGAGAGTTTAAGAAAGAAAACGGAGAGTGGAAAACAATAGGGGAATTTAGAGCTGTTGACTATCCTCAACTATTGACCGACGCATTTGGAAGTTTTAATATCCTGCCAATAGACAGCCACCAGAATACATTAGAATTTGATAAGGACAATAACATAATAGTTAATTGTAGAAATTGGGATACGTGGTTTATCATAAAGAGGACTGAAAACTCGGATGGCACTGTAACTCTTGGCTCAAAGACATTTGACTATGAGGAAGCAATTATAGGAAGAGTTGGAGGTAGGCATAATTCGGGTTATCTTGACAGCAAGAGGGTGCTTAACGATGGGTTTACTTTTACAGACACTCCTGCAAGCCTGACCGAAGTATCAGATGACGATTGGGAAGAATGGCAATGGTTCCATTGCCATGATGTGAAGTATTGGGGTATGAAGCAGATAGGCGACAAGCAATATCCTACCTATACTCTATTCGATAATAATTATTGGACTAAGAATGAGCTTGTAGAAACCCAATACAATACGTTGAACAAGCATAATAACGTACTTATAAATCCTAATGGTGATGGAGCCAGCTATTCAAGTTCAAAGGAGGACGGCACTTATGAGAATTATCAGATGTCAAGGATTATACAACTTTCCATTGACTGGGAAAACCATAAGATGATGGATTACAGGATATACGTTGTCCCGAAATATTACGCCCAACAAGCAGGTGGAGCTACAATGTATGACGAGGGTGTCATATTAGTTAATTACTCTTCCAAAGCCAGACTGTTTGACTTCACCCAAGAGGAAACCGATATACAAGGGCATGTATATAAAGGAGCTAAGGAATTATATTCACTTGATAATTCAAGTTATAGGACAAATACTTATTAAAATAAAAATTAAAATTAAAAGATTATGGATTGTTTAGTAACTAAATTGAAGGGTGTTGTCAATGACGACAGCCTTATGACATTGGACGAGTTCAGGCTTACTTTTGATAAAGCTACTGATGTACTAAAAAATAGTAGCTATACTCATGGGTATGTAGTTCTTGCTGTAACCGAGCCTGTTACCATTAAGGTTATAGGCACTGGTTATATTGGTTTGGGAGACACATCTGTTGCACAGACATCATTGGAGTTTAACAATAGCAGTGATACTAATGTGTATCTGACAGACGATGTTGAAGCTATATCTATTAGCAACAAACATGCACTGCAAGCCCTGAGAGTACACTATACAAGAGACCTGAGTAACTTTGACGTAGGTAAATTGAGGTTCTTGGAAAATCTTAAAGACATAGAAATATGGTCAGACAACATGTATGGGGATATAACAAATCTTTATACATTGCAGCCGACTGAGAATGTCATTTCCTTTATACTTAATCCTAAAGAAGAGAAATTCAATAAAAACATCACAGGAGACTTGGGTGCAGTTATTGACAGGATAGACCTGCAAAAGTCAATATGGTTTAATGTTGCATTAAAAGCTATTAACGTTACTGGAAACATTAAGAAACTTCCGTATTCATTCAATGTCGATGCACCAATAAGCGTTAATTTTGACAGTATTGAATTAGGTAAGAACAATAATAGTAGTATGTATTCATTCAATTCTGGCTCAAACAGGACACTTGCGTCGCAAATTACCGTTTCAGGTAACATAAATAAGCTAAAGCCATACAACTACAAAAATATTCAGATTCAAAGAGACCATATAGGCAATATGGCTGGAAAACTGAGCGGAGACTTCATTGACACCTTTGCTGGGGAAGACAAGGTTTTGGACACTCTTAGGTTGTCTGCTGTATATTGTGATGAGGTGCAAGACTTGTCAAAATCTAAAGCCGCTAATTTGACTTATGTCGATATGTCTCACAATACAGAGCAGTATCACGTTCCATGTAAGTGGACAAAGGGACAATACACTGGGACTATCTTCGGTATAAATAATGTGTATATGTCCTCTGGAACAGAGGACATGATTGTTGACCTTTCAAGCAAGGAATTAAATTCAAATGCAAACCAATCTTATCAAAGGGCAATAAAAATAAACAGTCTTGACCTTTCCTCTGAGACAGAAGGCATCACTTCTGCTATAAGCACGCTTTCAGGTAAGGGAGTTACAGTCAGCATTACTTATCTTGGAGAAGCAAGAGCTTTAAGCCTTGCAAGGGCAGCAAGCAAGTATGCTATTGTTTATAAGGGCAATGAACTTATCGTAGAGCCTATGAATTTGAGCAATTCTACTGTAAGTGCTGCTTATGACTGCACCTACAAGGAGTTCAATTCTCTTGAAGAGGCAAAGGCGTTCGTATCTTCCAATGGACTTGTGAAGGCTGAGAGTAAGTAAATAATCGGCGGCAGGCTTGGTAACCCTTGCTTGCCGCCATTATAAAGTTATTATATGCGAGACACTATAGAGAACATTCGCATGGTGGCGACGTACTGCCTTAGCTACGCCTTCGGCTTCCTGATGCCTACAGGAGGCTTCGTGCTGGCGCTGGTGATGACGTTCGCCTTCAACTGCTTCGCGGGGATGAAAGCCGACGGAGTGGCGATAGTAAGGTGCAAGAACTTCTCGTTCGGCAAGTTCAAGAACGCGCTGGTGGAGATAGCCTTGTACTTGGTGATTATTGAGCTTGTCTTCACCATCATGGTGAAGTGCGGAGACCCGAAAGCCGCGATAGTGGCGGCGAAGAGCATAACGTACGTGTTCATCTACGTGTACTTGCAGAACAGCTTTAAGAACCTGATTAAGGCTTATCCGAAGAAGATGGCCTTGCGTGTAATATACCACCTGTTGAGGTTTGAGTTTACGAGGGCTTTGCCTTCGTACCTCAAACCCATAATTGAACGGGTGGAAAAGGAGATTGACAAAGGAGGTGACAATGGAGATAAGACTGAAAAGAATAGCTAAGAGGCAAGGTTACACAATCGGCAAGCTCAGCGTTGACGGGAAATACTTCTGCGACACGCTGGAGGACGCCGACCGTGGCCTATGGCAGGATATGCCATTGGAGAAGATAAAGAAGTTGAAGGTCTATGGCCAGACGGCAATACCCACGGGGCGTTATGCCGTGACGCTGGATGTGGTAAGCCCCAAGTTCAAGGACAGGGAGTGGGCGCGGCCATACGGCGGCAAGATACCCCGCCTGTTGAACGTGCCGGGCTTCGATGGGGTCTTAATTCATGTCGGCAACGATTCTTCTAACACGTCCGGCTGCATATTGGTGGGCAGGAACACCGTGGTTGGCAAGGTGACAGACAGCACGGCCACGTTCCACTCGCTGATGAAGAAGCTGCTCGTGGCCAAGGGTGACATCTGGCTGACGGTGGAGTAGTTTCCAAAATGGAAATAACTGCGACAAGTGCAAAAATTGCAACAGTCGCAAAGGCGCTCTTTGACATCGTGGAACTGCTGTTAAAAATGCTTGATATTGTGTTAAAAGTTTGGCGTATGGCAGATATTTTGCTACATTTGCGATGCAATTGAGAACTCACACTGATGCAACAATGAAAGACAACGCACTTTCAGTAGCCAATTATTTCATCGAGTTGGCGAAAAAAGATAAGGAAGATATACGCCCGTTAAAGCTAATGAAATTGGTGTATATTGCTTATGGCTATGCTTTGGCGTTGCTCAACCGTAGCATAATAGACTATCGGTTTGACAAAGTAGAGGCGTGGAAATTCGGCCCAGTCATACCTTCAGTATATCATTCATTCAAAATTTATGGAAAAAGTCCAATAACAGAAAAAACAACAATTTTTGTAAAGACCAAAACTGGTTATGAAATAGAAGAACCTGTCTTGCACGATAAAGAAGCCCAATCTATATGTAGTTTTGTGTGGAAAAAATATGGACAGCGTTATTCTGACAGTCAGCTTGTGGATTTGATGCATGGGAAAGGAACTCCTTGGGGGCAAGTCTTTGTTGAGGGAGAGAACAATCCTATACCAGAGATTTATACGAAATTGTATTATACGGAACTAACAAGGAGAATTTCCGATGCCACAAGATGAAGAAGTTCTTGACACGGAGCTTAATAAATGGATAAGCACCAAGACTGATGATATTGAAATAGGATTGTCTTCAAGTGAAGATACCATTAAGAAAGCCCAGTTGCTTGAGGAATATTACAGCAAAAAACAAGACCGCGAACAACGTAAGCAATTTAGTTTTTGGATATTCGTGTTTGTATGTGTCTATATGGTTTTGGCACTAATTATCCTTATACTTAGTGGATGTGAAGTGCTTGAATTTTCAAATGGTGTCATAGTTGCATTGCTTACCACCACAACAGCAAATGTGATAGGGTTGTTTGCCGTTGTTGCGAAATACCTATTCCATCCTAAAAATTAGATACAAAATTAATAACTTGCATAACAATGGGCGGCAGTTCCACGACGATGGGGCTGCCGTTTTTTGTTGGTTAAAAAATAATGGATATGGATAGAGTGAGAGATTTTTTGTGGGTTCTGCTGTCGGTCGCGCTGCTTGTTGGCTGCAAGACCGTAAGTTACATGCCGGTTACGCGGCAGTTACATGACAGTGTCCGCATTGAAGTTCGCAACGAGATAATATATGTAAAAGATACAGCTTACATAGAAATCCCCGCACAGAAAGCGGAGTGCATAACAAAAGATACAATTAGCAACTTAGAGAATGACTATGCCGTGTCGTGCGCATGGGTCACTTCGGACGGAATGCTGCACCACACTTTGGAGACAAAGCCACAGACAAAGCCATACGTGTTTGACAAGCCCATTATCCGCAACGACAGTACCTATAAGGAAAGCAGCCATTCAGACAATACCCAAACAGTAACAGTGGAAGTGGAACGAAAACTGACATGGTGGCAACGGACGCAAATATACGGATTTTGGGTACTTATGGCACTTGTTTCCATTGGACTGATATGGAAATACCGCTCATTGATAACAACGACATTAGGCAAACTTATATAGGAAGAAATGATATGGAACAAACATTGATTGTAAACAAAGAAAACGTGTACAACGAAGTGGCCAAGACCACTTCATACACGGGTGCAAAGATGGATGACGAGGCGGCATACAACCGCATTTTCACCACCGAGGAGGACAAGACCATGCTGGAACGGTTTTGGAACGAGAGCAAGAACGCCATCTGCAACAGCATGAAGAAATTTCTTTCGGACGAGCAGGAAGAGGACGGCAATTACACACTGACGCTGGAACTGTCGGCCTCGTTCGACGAGAGCCTGTTGGAGAGTATGGAGCGCAGCCTGTTCAGCTTCTTCGTGATGAACATCACGGCCAAATGGTACACGCTGGCCAACAAACAAGAGGCGACGGACTATGCGGCAGGAGCGGCAGCGAACGTGGAGGACATCATGCGCAAGGCATTCTTCAAGAAGAAGCCGAAACGCCCGACATACAATTGAGTTAAGAGTTAAGAATGAATAATTAAGAACTAAAAAAGATACGACT